GCCCGCACCGCCGACTGCGGCAACAGATAATGCACCGCCTGCGGTGGCGTCATAGACCGAATACGTTGTGGCATTCTTCACGCCGACAAAAACGGTCGTCGCCGACAATCCTGTATAGACCAAAATCGATTCTGTTTGCCCGGTGTAGGTCGCATATTGTGTGTAGCCGCCACGCAATGACACATCGGTCGTTTCGGGAAACCAGTTTTCCAGCTTGACCGCATCGGTCTCCGGCATGTTCGCAATCGAGTCGCGCGCATTTAATCCGCCCACGGGAGCCGGAAGCGATACCGAAACGGATCGCTGCTGAGTGCGTTTGACTTGCATCATGACCCGAAACCGGTGTCGGGGATTTGATCTTCCGTAATCAACTGAGAGTCGGGGCTCTCGCGCGCGTTGAGCGGTAGTACCCGAGCCATCCCGGCGCGAGCCAGTTCGCGATCCACGGCCTTTTGATAGTCGTCGTACTCTTGCGCATAATCGAGACGCTTAGCGGCTCGCATGCGCCATTTGATGCCGTGGATATACGGACGCTCCGGCAGCTTGAGCGTGTCGTTATCCGCCGCCCAAGATGACTGCGCCGTACCGCCTGAGCTTTGACACCATTGATTCGAGTAATACTCGAAGATCAGCGTGTCGCCTGCATCGCTAGACGTTGGTGTCGGGTCGATGTAAATCAGATTGTTCATCACCCTGAAACGTCGGCGCGGACCGGTGACGGTGAGCCCGGATTTCAGCACCTGCCATTCCTGCGGGCTCACTGGACCTAAGAGTTGCCACTTGTTCGTGCGATCCCATGCGGTTGTATTCGTGAAATACTGAAGATCTGAGGGAAACGCATAGCTCGCCGTGCTATCGACCGTGGTAATTGAATGCTCACCGCGTAGTCGCGGCCATCCGCCGATGTGTCCGGCGCGAGAAGCGAGTTCTTCGCCTTCGAGATTCGCGAGCGCCAAGAGTTGCCGCACTTGATCGTCTGTTGAGCCGATGATGGAAGACGGACGCGGCAATCCGACTTCATCGCAAACCGCCTGCATGATTTGCAGCAGCGTGCGCGCCACTTATTTTTCCTTCTTCTGCTTTGAGTTCGAGAATTCCGCGAATTGCGCCTTGAGCAGTTCGATCTCATCGCGCAGCTTTTTGTTTTCATCGGCAAGCCGCATGCTCTCAGCACTGCCAGCCGATTGTTTTAAGAACAATTGCGCCTTGTTGCGAAAGTCGCGCGTACCGATGCCGAGCTTATCGATGACGCTATCTGGAATCGCTGCCATCTGCTCAACAGTGAAGACATTGTTCGCCTTGTAATTGAGCGCGGTCGATTTGCTCATCGCGCCCCAGTGTTCGAGCGGCATTCCTTCGTTAACTTGCTTTTCCTGGTTCTGATAGCGCGCCCATTGCTGCGGCCAGCGTTCCTTGTGTTCGTTCTTGACCGGCTTTCGAAGTTCGCGCGTGCGATCTCCGGCAAAGCGAATCCACACAAAATCCTGATCCTCGAATACCTCATGACCGGCCTGTTCGCTCTTGAAGTTATTGCGAACCGCCTCCTTGTAGAATTCGACGATCAGCGCGGAATCATCGCCATGCGCGACGCGATAGTTATTGCCTTGCTTGATGAGATTGGCTTGTGCGAGTTCCATTGAACCTCCGAAAAGAAAGGGGCTCCCGAAGGAGCCCCAATGAGTTACAACGTACGATCAACGCGCGGCCACTGAATCCATCCGGCCGCTGTGCCCGCCGAGCCACCGTTGGCAACGTCAAGCACAATGCCGGCAATGACTTCAGCGCCCGCAGTTGCATCGTCATCGATCTGACCGGCCGTCGCCGTCGAGTTCAGCAGCGTGTAAGCCGCAGCGGATGCCGCGACACGCACTGTTCCCGGACCATAGACTTGCAGCCAGCCGTAGTCATTATCTGCGAATGCAGCACGCGCCACACCGGCAGCTTTACCCGCACCGGTTCCCGGCGCTGTGGTTGTGGTCGATGACATGGCGGCATCGTATGAACTGCCGTCCACATCGCACACATAACCATCGCCCGTGATTGCGCCGTTCGCAATGACGTACAGATAGATTTTGATGCCTGCCGTCGTGACGTTCGCTCCGAGCGCGCCGAGACGATGTTTCGGCGTGGTCGAAGTGGTTGTCGGATCAATTCCAAGAATGTACATGATGGTGTCTCCTTAATCGGCCAACACGCCTTGGAGGAAGCGATTGGAGCAGGTCATATTCCCCGCGAAGCCAATGAGCTTGACCAGTGCGTCTTGATTGGTTGAGAACCGTTCATCGCCGAGCGGAACGAAATTTCGATCTGCGTGCGGACGGAAAAACAGGTAGTTGGTGTTGAGGAAGCGCATGGAGTTGGTCGATGCGCCGCCGCCATAGCCGCCGTCGAGAACGACATCCGCGCCCATGTACTTGATGCTGACGAAGCCCGCCTGCGCCATCTCATCGGATGCAATACGCTGGATAGCCTGCAAGCTCTCAAGATAGAGCCGGTAGTAGTTGTTGTCGGCGACAATCAAGTCCGGCGTGTCGGCGCCTCTGCAGATTTGCAGATAGACCTGATTCATATACGTCTGAATATTCGATGAGGTCGCTGCTGCGCCGCCGTCCGTAGTTGCATCAAAAGACACATTGCGCCACCAGCTCTGCGTAGACGCATCGATACCGCCGACCGTCCCCGTTGCCGGAGTCGTATCGATGAGCAATTGCAGTCCGCCGATCTGTCGGCCGCCGTCGGATGTACCATCCGAGTGACAGTCAACCGCAATGTTATTGACCAGCGTGCGCTCGGCGTTGCCGATACGCGATTCAAGCAAATCGATAATGGCTTCTTCACCTGAGTTTTGGAGCATTTCCAAACCCGAGATAGAAACCGCGACCGCAGCTTGTGCGTAGTTGAATTCCGCCGCCGTGAATACATCGGAGGGCGCAATGTTCAGCGTCTCATAACCGCTGTAGCGCTGGAATGTGCCGTTTTCGGCGTATTCCATTTCCTGAACGATGGTACGGCCACCGGAAACAGTTTTGACTTTGCCGCGCTTTTTGAGCCGCGTGAGCGTGGCATTTTGCTTAGAAACGTTGTCAGCGAGCTTACCCGTGCGATTGCGCAGAGTAGTCGTGACAATTTCCGTCATCGTAGACGATGGGATTGTCATGATTGACTCCTAAATGGATGGTGTTAGACGCGCCCGCTGGCCTCAGCCACAGACGCCCTGATTTCATCGCGCAAAGATCGATCGGAGCTTTTCGCGGCGCTTTGGGTATTCCCTGGAGCGCCCACAATCGAAATAGCTTTTCGCTTCGCTGCCTGGGCTTTCGCCCTGATTTCCTCCTGCTTTTTTTGCTCGGCCTCGCGTTCCCGCTCAGCTAGGAGCTGTCCTCGTAAATCTGGATGCGCCCACATCGCTTTGTCGTAGGCATCCTGCAAATCCTTGGCGCGCCCTTCTTTCAGTAATGCAGCCATGTCGGCTTTTACTGTTTCGAAGTGCGCGTTCTTGGGATCTGAAGCGAAGGTTTCAATTTCGGACTCGATGGACGCTTGCGTCTGTTGTTGCTCGTTCCAGTGACGCTGCTGAATATAGTTTTCCATGCGTGAGACTTGCTCGCGTAGTGCCGCAATCTCCGCATTCGATTCAACTGGCTTGCCATCACTTCCCGGAATCTGCACGTTAAACGCGCGCACCACATTCATAATGGCCTGCGTTTTCTGCTCAGGTGTGCCGGTGCGAAGCAATGCAGCGGTCTGCAATAAATTCGAGACCGCGCGTGCCGGGGTGCCGCCCTCGGATTGAATGAGTTGAAGATACGGCTGCACGGCTTTGTGCATTTCGCGGCCGAAGGCGCGTTCATCGTCTTGACGCGTGAAGCCCTTGTGTACTTCCTGTTCGCGCGAATCAATGAGCTGTTGAACTTCAGGCGGCAACTTCACCCAATGGCCGGAGAGCTTGTCCCAATAGCCTTTCGACGCTTGATTCCATGTCTTCGGCATCTCGACAGTGCCCGCGCCTAAATCAAGCGGCTTGTCTATTTTGGCGTCGGGCTTCGTATCGGGTTTAAGTTCGGGCTTATCGACCTTCGAGAATCGGCCCTGCTCATCGCGTAGCCTATCGTTCTTTTCGGCCTGCGTCTCGATCTGTTCGGTGTCGCGGGTTTTGGCTTCCGTGAGCGCGCTTTGCAGAGTCGCGCGCAAATCTTGTTCTTGTGGCTGTTCGATTGGTTGGTCTGTGACCACGGTCGCGTCGTTCATATCACCTCATGAGTAAATAGGGCCGTTCATCTTTAGACCCTTTCGCTTCGCCTCGCTGATGGCGCGCTTGATGTCATCGACGCGCGAAGGTAGCGGTGGCGGCGTGTACGGCTTTTGCTTCTCATTGCCGATTTCTATGCAACCGTGCTGTTTCAAATGCGCGCGGTGCGTGGATCGAGAACCAATCACAGAGCCGTCAATCGTCGATTTATACGGCTGAATATCAGGAATCACATAGGCGGCTTTGGGCGCGCGAGCATTGTTGAATTGCTCTTTCGGCACCATCACCCACTCACCGTTGATGTATTGCTGCACGAATGACTGACGCGGCATCAGTGCAACTCCGCAATGCGGCCTTCCAAGTCACGCACCACCTTGCGCGGCTTACGTAGATTCGCCATGGCTTCTGTAAGTGATTTCATCGCAGCCAACATCTCGCCCTTCTCATCGGCTTTTGACTCCGTGTCATTCCCAGACTTCTCAAGCTCAATACGTTCGCCATCTTGGTCAATCTTGCGGTTCTCATTCTCGGCGCTGACCGCAGTCGAAACGGCCTCTGTATTCGCGCGCTGACTATTAATGGCCGTCTTCTGTCGATCGTTCTCGGCTTTCATCTGCTCCGATTCGAGCTTGATACGTGCGTTCAGCATCGCAATGCGCTCGGCCGATTCGTTGTTTAACTGAGCAATGCGTTCAGCCGATTGCGCCTTGAGAGCTTCAATCTGCTGCGAGAAGCCGGACTTCACTTGCTCAAGCGCGGCCTGATGGCGCATTTCCATTTCGTGCTTCTGCAATTCAACCTGTGCAGTCAACTGCGAATCCTGCGCCTGCATCTGCTGTTGCCCCTGCGCGATCTGAATGTCTGCCTGCGTCTTGGCCTGTAATTCCGCCATGCGCGCTTGCGACTCGGCCTGAATCTTCATCATCTCGGGATCGGGCGTGGGCGGCGCTTTCTTCGCCTGCTCGATCTGCTTTTGCAAGTCCTCGAATGCAGTTTCGAGCGAGCGACCTGCCTTGAATGAGCGCGCGCCAAACATCAATAGCTCCGCGCCAATTGGCTGCAACTGGGCCGGCAAGAGTGCGGCCTTTTCCAAAAATCCGCCGGCAGCATTCAAAAACTCCATGCGCTGCTCTTTCTCGCGGTCCTCGTCAGTCCTGATCGTCGAATCCGTTTCAATGTCGATGCGGAAATTGCGCAGCGCGTTGCTATTGAGCAATGCATACACTTCTTCCCAGGTCGGCTGCTCAAGCAGGCGCTGGACTTTTTCGTCGAGCGGTGGCGGTTGAGGCGGCGGCTGTTGCGGTGCCTGCTGTGCGGCGGCTTGCGCTTGCTGCGCCGCGAATGCCTGCTGCTGCTGAATCTGCTGCTTCTGCGCTTGCGTTAAGAGTTCAATGCCGGACATCGACTGAATCGATTCGAGCTGAAAGTTCTCGGCAATGATTTCCGTCAAGAGCCGCATAGTGTCGCGCGCAAAGCGCTGCACCTCGGCCTGACTGTCCGAGAGCCGCAGCACCGCGAACTGGCCTTTAAGCTGCTGTGCCTTTGCGGTCTCGCGCGGATCGGAATTGCCGCGAATGATGTCAGCAATACCCGTGAGTTCGTACAAGTCTTGCTTGACGATTTCGCGCGCCTGCTGCAATTCGCTCAGGGCTTGTACGATTTCAAGCAGCGGCAAGAATTCCATTGCGCCCTTGAGCCCGCCCTTTTCTTTGAGCAAAGCCCATGACTCAACCGGAATCAACTTATTCTCAACGCCCTCGTTCAATAGGCGTTCCACGCCTTCCGCTGCGGCGTCGTAGACACCGGCGACTTTGAGCGAGCGCGAAATACTCGCAATACGCTGTGTCAAATCCTCAAGCTGAATCGCCTGATCTTGGTAGATCAAGTAATCCGGCGTAGGGATTAAGCTATCCGTCGTCTGCGTAGCGAAGAGCGGACGCGGACACGGGAAGAATCCATCGAAGTCCACAAAGTCCTCGCCCGCGCGCTCCTTGATCTCTATGACCTTGGGATAGGACTTCGAGAGAAAAATTACGCGCTCATGCGTTTTATCCCAAATCTCGTAAATCGCGGCTTTCTTGTTTCCGTCTTCGAGCGTGCGGTCCTTGATATCCTTCGGCGAATAATCGAGCGGGATTTTCTCGCCAACATCGCCGAAACGCTTGACTAGTTCCGCGCGTCCTAAATACGACTTGCGCCATACGCCGCGCAATTCATCCCATGTGCGATCGAGTGTGTGACCGAAGTCTTCCCAATACACGTAATCAATGTGCGCCTTCTCATATGTGATCTGCTCCTCGATAATCTCAGGCGCATAGCGCACCCACACCGTGCCGCGACCGCTGAGCAATCGATCCTGCACAGACTGACGCATCGCCCATGAAAACCCGCACAAATCGACGGTGTACGTCAGGCAGCGCTCAAGTACCGTCGCCGCTAAGCGGCCGATCGCATCCGCATCTTTAAAGCGCCGCTCAGCCTCCGGCTTCGGATCGCGCGCATAGAGCGCCGGCGCAAGTGTTTGTGTATTCGCCCAGAGCACGTTGTAGCGCGACTTCTTCGACTTGGAGTCCTCGGCGTCCTTGTACTTTTTGACGATCTTCTTGGCGCGCGTGTACCACTTCTCCGAGTCGCGCTCGTACAGTTCAATCTCATTGATCCAGACCGCGCGGATTGGGTCTTGGCCTTCAGCCTTGGGCTCGTCCATCAGTTCACGAAGAACGTAACATCAATCGAGGCCCCGCCGATCGTGGCGTGCAAGTCCGTTACGAAATCCGCAGGGAATTGATGGAAGCCAACGGCTGGCGTAATCGTGCCGCTGATCTGCGTGCCGCTCGCACCGCCATCGCGCAGCACAATAGTTCCGCTTGAAGTAGCGGCAACATAAAAGCCAAGCAATCGGCCTTCGACAACTTTGACTGTTCCCGTGGCAGTTTTTCTAACGGGTGAACCGTATTGACTCGTAATCATATTCTCTCCGATGGCCGCGACTCACCTGGGGGCCAGAACAATTCTCTAGCTGTGATCTGCGGATAAAACTTGGGCTTCTCAGGCGCGCTCTCAACGCGCTTGTTACGCCAAACTTGCCCGATGATTTCCATCGCATCGCATGCATGACTCGACCAGTCATGCAACGGCTTCTCGCGAAACGTGCGCAAGTCCTCGTCGTACTCAAAGTGATAGCTGCGCAGCGCTTCAATCCCGCGCTCGCAGGCATCGACATCGAACCAACACAAATCGAGTGTTGCTCGCAGTGCGTTAATGCCGTTTTGCTGACTCGTCGCGGGGATGACGGTCATCTTCACGCCATCGCCTGCGGCTTGAGCGACGATCGATCGGCCACCGGCTGCCATGAGCTTATTTGCAGCGTCATGCGGAACATAGTGCGAGCCGTATTTGTAGCCCTTCGACTTCTCGCGCTCATGCAAGGCGTTCGTGTAGTAGAGAACGTCCTGCCCTGAATCTTCGAAGTAATCGATTAGGCGAATCTCATTCCATGCATGCTGCCAAAACCAAATCGCCGTTGGATCGTCATAGCCTAAATCCCATGCGGTATGCACGGGCAATGACGGATCAAATTCGACGCGCTTAATGCGCCCCTGCTGCTCCGCGCGCGCCATCCATTTCGCATAGATCGCGCCAAGATTCGGCGCATCAAACGAGCACATATACTCCTGGTCAAAGAGCGACTGACCCGCATCTTGTCCATGCTCTTTGATGTACTCGCGCAATTCCTGATCGAGAATCTCGGAGCGCAACGCGCCCGTGTCTCGTGCCGTCAAAATCTGGCTGTACCAGTTCGCAGGATCAGCCTTCGCCATCTCCATCATCTTCGCGAAGTGATTGCGACCGCGCGGCGTAGAAATGAACAGCGACCAGCCGCCGTTCTCAGCAAAGATCGGCCGAAGGTAGGCCCAGGCATTCGGATCGGCCTGCGCATACTCTGAAAACACGGCTCCAATCGGCGGACTACCAATCGCGGCTTGGTAGTTGTCAGAGCCCATCGCCTTCCATGTCGATCCGTTCTTGAAACGGATCATCATGTCATTGTCGCGAGTCGATTCGCGCAACTCTTGCGGGAAAGCCTCGTCAATACGCCGCTTCCCTGTATGCGGGTTCACGGCCTCCCAAATCGCCGTACGCACTTGATTGGCGAGCGGCAGCATGTGCCAGTAATTGCCGATGCGCTCGTGCAATGCGATGGCAGTGCGATGTAAGCAAATATCGTCCTTGCCTGCGCGGCGATGCCAGCAAAGCGCTGCGCGCTTGCGTCCTTTCTCTAACTCAATCCAGGCCGGCAACTGATAAGCGCGAGGCCGCCAGTTATTCGGAAGCCGTATCCGCAAATTTCACGATCTCAACGGTGACAGTTCCGTCTACCTTGACGTTCTTTTCCTCTGGCGGATTAGCCATTGATTTATTTATCAAAAACTTAGCTGAGTCCCTAGCACCATCACGCAGAACAATCACGCCAAACGCATCATCTTCGAGCACCTTCAAGAGCTTCGTAGTCTGTATCTTTGCCCGCACCATTTCTTGATGCATTGGATTCAGGCGCTTAGCCATCAGTGCAACTTTCCAATCGCCTTCACAAGTTTTTCCGCGTGCTCAATTAGCATTTCAGAGTAGCGCTGCTCATCGAGTAGATAAGCGGCAATTACCTCGTCGTCATCGAGTGCAAGCCGTTGCGCCTTGAGCCGCAGGATTGGCCTGCGTGGAATAGTCTGTTTCTGTATTGGCTTCGGCTCATCCGAGACAATCTCTTCTCGCATTTCCGTTGCGATAGCAGACGCACTAATTGCGCCCGATTCGATATCGCGCTGCTCGCGGCCTTGCTCGTACAGTTTGGCCTGACGCTTGAGGCGTTCGAAGTCTTTGTAAGTGCCGCCATCATGTGTGTCAATCGTAGATTGAGGGCCGAGCGAAATGACAATGGCAACATTTGATCCGGGCGCAACATTCGACCCACCGCTAGGCGATTGACTAATAACGAGTCCGACCGCGACCGAATCACTGTATGCATTCGTGTCGCTCTCAATAAGTCCGAGCGCGGTGATATCGATAATGGCTTGAGCGAGCGTTTCGCCGACCACATTCGGCACGACAACCGCAGCCCCAACGCCAAGACCGAGCGTGGGGACAAAGTGAACGCCGCCGAATGATCCATAGCCAAGCGTGAGAAGCCGCCCAACACTCACGTGGCGCGCGTCACGCTTGTTGGGTTCGTTGCATCGTCAAGCGTAAAGGTTTCGGCCGCCGTCACATGGTCAAATTTGTTGACGGTCTTCGTCGTGCCTGAAATTGCGGACTCGCCCAAATGCGCCAACATCTCACATAGGGCTTGTACTGGTGTCGGTGCCGCCCCATTGGCGCGATAGCTCTCGGTGATTGCCACGGTGCCCTTCGCGAAGTCATAGGCCGCAGTGAGCGCCATCGCATCGCCTGCCTGCGATGCAGTCTTAGCTGGATCGTATGCGGCAGTGAGTGCGTAACCCGTCTTATCGCTCACGGTTCCAGCTGTCACAGCGCCACCAACAGTAATGGCAAGCGATGAGAAGTTAGCCGGGAATGTCTGCGTGAGCGAATAGCCTGTCTTCGTGGTGATGTCGTTGACCGTGAGTCCAGTTCCAAGGGCAACACCGTTCATGATCGACTTGCCGATCGATCCAACGGCCGTGAAATCGCTTGCAGTCGTGTCCTGCCAAATCGCTGAGATACCGGCAGCAGATAAGCTATAGCCTGTCTTGCCTACATTCCAATCACCTTTTCCGTTCATCGCAGCAGCAGCAATTGATCCTGCTGTAATAGCTCCAGAGCCCCAAGCAGTACCCGCTGCGTTAATGATATTGACGCCAATTTGCGCGGATGCGGTTGATACAGCAGCGCCTGCAATATCCACCATGTCTGACTTCGCCAAAGCGCTTGCGCCGGTCCCGGTGAAGTTAATTGGCTGAGTCGTGCCAATGTTTGCGTTTATTGTCGTAACAGAACTTGCCGCGACACCGTTAATGCTCGATACATTCACGCTTTGCGTTGCAGTCCCAAGATCAAAGGCATGCTGACCGCTCGCATTGCCATAGGTCTCGATCACGAACATCTGATCTTCGACGGCTTTCGTAGCTGAATCCGCGACTGTGACCATGATCTGAGCGGCCTGCATCTCCGTTGCTGTGAGACTGAAGTCCCACATTGCTGTGTTGCCCATCGCGATGGCCGCAGGAAGATTCGTGACATTCGCCGCCGCCCCACCATCCTTAGATATTTTCACGTCGCCAGCAGCGGGCGTCCAATCGGCAGACAAAGCAAAATCGACAACGGCTCTCTTAACGATGGGAATGTAGACGTGCCTCGCAACGCCGTACTTACTCAAGAAAGCCAATTAATGAAATCTCCCGTAGTTCATTCCGCGTTCAAGCCCGCGAATACCGCGCTCAAGCTCAGGTAAGGTCACGCCGCCACCCGCTGCCGCCGCCTCGTCAAACATTCCAGCAACAGTCATGTGAATGTCGTTACCCACGGCCGTAAATGTCGCTGCATGCCCTGTGGTATCTGTGAATCGCTTGGTTTCTGCGCGCGCTAGATTCGAGCCGCCGAATCCCCAGCCATTATTGAGCGCGGTGAATCCCGTTCCTGCGGCTGGCGCCCCAAAGGCTCCAGAGCTGTCGATAGCGACACCCACCAACAACGCAGGTTGGTTGGTATTGGTAACAGTCGTTGAGGTGACGGCATCCGTTCCCGTCCCTGGTGATGCCTGTGTATTTCCAGCTGTTCCATCGGCTGCACTTGCTGCGGCTCCGCCGACCTCGCTTAGATGCACACCGCGAAAGTTTGGCGTGCCTGAGAAAGTAACCGTAATTGTCGGTGTCCCCGATGCGATATTGTTCGCCTCGAAGCGACACATCGACTGGTGGTTGGTCGTATCCCGCTGCATACTCTGCGAGGCAGAGTAAGTATTGACTCCGTCTGAGCACGTCGCAGTGCTCGTGTCATCGCCAAACGTGCACGTGATGTTGAGCGCAGAACCGGCGGTAAATGCCGACGTCGGCGAAATCGTGATCGATCCGCCGTTAGTCGATGCCTCAGCGAATTTGTCCTGGATCGACGAAACAGTCATATGACGTCGTAGGTACCGCTTACGGTGCGACGTGCAAACACGTTCATCGAATAGCGTATTTTCCGCGTGGTGCTGCCAATGTCAGGCAGGCTTGCACCGAAGGACATGCGGTTAGCGGGGTTACCGAATTTCGCCGGGATCGCTAAATCGAATGCCTGATCCTGAATCAGCACGGATGTGAAGTCCGTACCGTTCGCCGAATACTCAAGCAAGATCGTGAACACCAGCGTGCCATCGTGAACCCAGTCCGCACCCTGATCTAAAATCAGTTGCGCATTCGTCGCGTCGCTTGGCAAAAAGCCACTCGTGAACGGTCCCAGCGGTCCGAGCGGCAGCTTGACCGAGGGGATCGTGATCACGGACGTACGAGCAAAGGTCGTAGGCTTTGGCATGGGATCTCACAAAATTAGGAGCGCCCGCGCTGGGGGAGCTGGGTCGGGGGCGCTGAAACGAAAAAGGCCGCCCGAAGGCAGCCTTTGTACTGAGTCAGTAATTTGACGATAGCGAGAATCTACCTAGCTACCCGTTGGTTTTCAAGTGTTCGTGCAATTCTTTTTCTCGCCGCTCGCAATCGTTCCTCCAACGCCTCATCGGTGATCTCAAGTGCAATGGCCATCATCTCTTCCGGCCACTCTCTGCCAGTTCTGTCGAGGCCAGTCGCATACTTTACGAGTACGGCTAAGTACTGTTTTTCTGGCAAAGTCCCGACAGCCACATTCACGCGCTTGATGAAGTCGGGCATCAACACAGCTCGCTCGCACAAAATGCGATGCGACCCCGCATTGCGCGTTCCAGATCCCTTTGCGGTCAGTTGGCGCACACGAAACCAGCTAAAAGGCGGTGCGCGCTCTACCCTGCCAACGCTTGAGGATTGGCTTGGGTAGCAGTTAACGGACTCTCCATATAGCC